CCTCACCTCCGCGACAGGCTTTGAAGCCATCCGAGTACATGCCGGCCTGGAAGTGATAGCCGTAGTCGATCAGGCTGCGCTGCATGGCCGAGAGGCGCGCGTCAGCCGAGCTCTTCAGGTCGATCGCGATCCGGCCCGCGTGCGTCCTGTTGACGCGATCGAAGCGGATTCGGAAGCGCGAGAGGTCCTCGTCCCAGCAGTAGGTGGCCTCGGTCTCGCCGTCGCCCTCGCGTAAGAGCCGCTCGAGCACGGGATCGGCCGCGAGCCTGTTCGCGACCGTCAAGACGGTGACGACGTCCTCGCGATGGAAGCGCTCCGCGTTCGGATCCCAGCCGAGCGGGGTGCGCCCCTCGGCCTTCGCCTGCTCGAGCCACTCGTCGAAGAGCTGACGCCCAGCCTTCGTGCGCCGATCGCAGGAGAGGACCGCGTCGCTCGGCACCAGGTACTCCTCGAGGAAGCGCGCAGGCTCGAGAACAGCGGTGTGCAGCGCTGAGCCGCGCAGCATGGCCTGGGTGGGCGGCTGCGGGTTGTCGAGCTCGCTCTTCAGGTGAGCGGGGCTCTTCCTGTGCAGCGTCCAGAGCTGGCCGCGCGAGATCCTCGAGCGACAAGCGTGGTAAGTGGGCGCGGGAATGAACGGGAGAGCGGTCCCGTCGTAAACGCCAGCATTCTCCATCGGGCACGTCCTTGGTCAGGGGAACGCACCCAAGGCTACGCGAGAAGCTGGAATCTCGCTAGGCAGGCTCGGGCTTATCCCACGGCCCGTTCAGGACCGAACCAGGCAGCACCTTCACGCCCAGGATTGCTCCAAGGATGGAGCCTCCAATGGTGAAGGCTTGCAGCCAGTCGAAGCCACGGCCCGGGATGGCCTCAGCGATCCGATCCGCTTCGCTGTTGGTGATCGTGCACCCGCCCTCGCTCTTCGAGGAGCGCGCCTGGTCGATCGCCTGACGGAGCGGCTCGAACTGGTCTCCGGCGGCCTGGCAGGCCACAACCGAGAGGATGGCGAGGAGGCCGAGACACCACAGGAGGTAGGGCTTCATGGCGCCCATCTTGCCAAAGATGACGGGGTCACGGCTACGGCGTGACCTTCCCGGTGAAGTAGGAGACAACCGCCGAGATGATGGACGCCACGACGATCAGCCAGAGTGACGTGAGCGGCTGCTTGCCAACTTCGCGGCCCTCACCCTGCGAACGGTCCTGCTCGAGCTGCCCGATGCGGCGAGCAACCTCGACGACCTCGATCTTCTGCGCGAAGTGGGCAGCCTGTTCGCGCATCTGCTCGACACGGCCATTGGAGGCGTGAAGCCGCTCGTTCAGCGTCGAGGCGCTGAGCTCGATGGCGCGATCCATCGCGTCGAGCCGCGCGCCGATCAGGCGCTCCACAGCTTCCAGGCGTTGCTCCAGGTGTTCCCTCAGCGGGACCTCGGTCATACCGAAAGGTCCTCCGACAACGGGATCAGCCGCGTGGGCGACGGATAGGTCGCCTCCTCGGCCACGTTCATGCTGATCTGCGAGCACCGCTCACGAATCTCGGGCGTGTTGCAGCCGCGGATCACGGCCTTCCCCTTCGGGATCTGGCCGAGCTGCACGATCATGTTGTGCCCGTAGCCACCGGAGGCTTCGAGCAAGAAGGCCGGCGCAGAGAGCTGCGTTCCGCCGTTCCGCCCGCAGCGCACGAGCTCGTTGCCCCAGAGGTTGGGCGCGCGCCCGGAGATCGCCGTGTTCTTGATCGACACCGGACCGTTCCCGTGCCCGATCCCGACGCGCCCGGTCGCCCAGTCGTACGAGTTCGCCTCGGAGGAGATCATGATGCAGCGCGCGTGCTGCGAGAGGTTGCCGCCCCCGCGGAAGAAGCAGCCCTCGATCTCGATGATGCTGGCGCCGCCCTCGGCCACGAACCCGCCGCCGCCGCGGTCAGCCCACTCCTGGAACCAGCGTTCGAAGATCGAGTTCTCGAGGCGGATCTTGCAGGCCGGACCGGCGTAGGCCGTCTCGGTCGCGTCGCTGCGCACCTTCAGGTTCTGCGAGCCCGAGCCGCTGATGTGCAGGCGTCGCGCCAAGAGACCCAGTTTCGCGAAGCCGTGGTTGTAGCTCGCGTGCTCGGACGCGAGCGTCGCGTCGATCTCCGTGTCCTCGAAGGACTTGTCCGCGTTGTAGGAGAAGTCGAACCACTTGGTGCGCTGGAAGCCCGGAATGGGCGGAGGCACCCAGCCGCGCACGCCCTTGTAGCGGACCTGGAATTTGGGTTGGAGCACGCGCGCGAGGTTCTGCTCGCCGGCCTGGACCCCCATCGAGAAGCCGGCGTGGATCGTCATGGCTTCAAGTTGAACTATGCCAGGATGCCGTCCGATCGCGACAGCAGTCCCGTCGTACATGTTGCCGACCACGAGGGTCTTGTCGACGCCGGCCCCGATGATCCGCACGCCGTCGAAACCCTCGTCGATCCAGGAGTGCCAGTCGAGCTGTAGCTCGGCCGAGTTCCTGTACCACCCGATGTTGATGGCGCGTACGTCACCAGCCGGCAGCCTGATCTCCTTCAGCTTGGGTGTAGCCATCAGCGCTTCAGCTCCTTCTCGGCGCGCTCGGCGCGTTTGCGTTCCTGCTGCATGGGGCCGCGAACGACGTGCTCGCGAGCCGCATCCTGCACGGCGCGGCGGCTGACCTCCACCATCTTCCTGGTGAGCTCGCGGCGCTGGTCGATATCGGTGGTCTGGCTGCGCACGTAGGAGAGCGAAGAGACCGCCTGGCCTGCGTCCTCGAGCATCAGCCGGCGCGCGCGCTCCTGGGGTTCTTCCTTCCGGCGCACTGAGCCCGCGACCTGGTCGGCCTTCTCGATCTCGTCGTAGAGCACGTCCACCGAGCGCGGGCGCACGCCGAGCGGGCCGCCACGCTGGAAGAGCCGGCCGAGGACCAGCGTGTCCGAGACCTCGCCGCTGGCCTTCGGAGCTGTGCCCCCTAGGCCGACCTCGTCGATGACGTCGGTCGCGACGCCACCGAAGGCCCCGCGAATGGCGTGGTCGATCCTGCGCGGCGAGACCTTGAAGAGCTCGCCCAAGAACTTCGCGACTTCGCTGGTGTACTCACCTGCCTGCTCCTCGGGCGGCCGGCGCAGCTCGCCAGTCGGGACGATCGGCATGTCCCAGAAGCGATCGCGGTTCCTTGCCTGCTCGTAGATCTCCTCGGGGATGACCGGCCACATGTTGGGCGTGAGCGTCTCGAAGAGACTGCCGAAGAACTCGGTGGCCGTCTTCGGGTCCTGGCGATACCAAGAGTCCGCCAGGGCCTCGGGCAAGGAGCCGAAGAGTTGCGGACCCTCCTGCGCGCGCGGGATCAAGGCGAGCTCTTCGCGTCCGTTCCATGTGAACGGGAAAGCCCAGTACAGCGCCCGGGCGCGCGCGGAGAGCTCGCGATACCACTCCTTGTCTTTGTTCCACCACCAAAGCGCGAGCGTCGCCGCGGTCATCTGGAGCCCGCGGAAGAGCCAGCGGCCGGGCCGCTTCCTCGCAGCGCGGACGCTCGCGCGCATGCCCTGGATGGGCGCGTTGTGGAAGGGAACCATCTGGTTCATCACGCGGCTGAAGGTGCCCGCGGCCGTGAAGTCGACCGTGCTCTGCTTCGAGGCCAGGAGGAGCTGCAGCGACTGGTCGATCGTCATGGGCTGGCCAGGAGTCCAGCCGATCTCTCGCGCGAGGAGCTTCAGCTCAGTGACGCGCGCCCCGGTCTCGGGGAACTGCAGGATGTTCCGGACGAAGTCGAGCAGGTTGCGCGGGTCGACGATCCGGACCGCTCGGTTCTGGAAGAGCCGGCGCGCGGTGCGGGCGGTGTAGTCCATGTCCTGGCCCATGGGCTGCGCCATCTCGGTTCCCAGGTCCAGGAAGGCCTGCAGGTACGGGCCAGACACAACGCCCCCGGTCGCGTGGTGGAGCCCCGCGAGGGCCGTCTGCTTCACCCACTCGAAGAAGAGCCGCGGGGCCCAGGCCGAGCTGCGCGTGTTCTGCCAGAGCACCTGGAAGTCGCGCATGGGGTTCGTGATGAGCCCGAAGGAGGCCCGGAGCCCGGTCGTCCCGAGCCGGAACATCCGCGCGGGCACGCCCAGGACGAGGTCGGCTACCTTCGGGAGGCGATAGACGTCCATCCCGGCCAGCATCGAGGCCAGCTTGTGGTGCACCCGGTACCAGCGGACCTGGCCGTCGCGCCACCGCGGGATGACGGGGTCTTGGCCCTTCGGGAACTGCGCAGGCGCGAAGAAGGTCAGGGTCTCACCGAGGAGGTCGCTGAGGTCAGTGTCCTCGTGCAGGCCTGCCCCCTTGAGCTCGACCCCGCCTTCGGTCTTCGGGATGCCAGCCTTCTGGCGGAAACGCTCAAGGAGCTGCTCGATCGTGGCCGAGGCAACGGGGACCTGGTCGACCGGCACCTCCTCGATGAGATGCCCGAGACCCTCGACCTGGCTGAGCTTGAAGACCGCGTCGAAGACCATCCGACGGTGAGCCGCGAGCACGGTCCGCTCCGCGTTTGCGAGCAGGGCTGGAAACGGGTTCTTGATCCGGCGGCCCGAGCCCTTGAGCTTCTTCGCGACGCTGCCAGCCCCGCCCATGCCACGGCTCTTCTTCGCCTCGCCCCAGAGCGAGTCGAGCACGTCGAACTCGCGCTGCAGCGGGATATACGAGCCCGGGTCGACGTCGCGGATCTTCTCGACGATGTCCGCGAACTCAGGCGAGGCCTGCGCGGCGTAGTTCAGGACTCCGTCCGAGAAGTCATAGACCATCTGAGCGGCGCGCTGGAAGGCCGGCGAGTCGTAGGTCTTCACGAGCTCCTCGGCATCCTGGCGCGAGAGCCCAGGTTCACGCGCGCCGCGCGGGTCGTTGAGCAGCGCGAGGCCTCGCTTCGCCCAGAGGTACTGCACGAACTCCCGGTAGCGGCCACCAACGAGCGGGCGGATGTCGGCGAGGGGCGGCCCGACCTTCTCGCCCGCGAGGTTGACCATCCCGCTCTCGACCATCTGCTTGACCCGAGCCGAGTGCGTCGAGCGCAGAGCCTGGAAGAGGAAGAAGGGGTCCTCCTTCGGGTCCAGCAGGCGCCCGAGGCGCTTCTCAGCCTCGCGTGCGAGCTCGTTCAGTGGCCGCCCAGCCTCCACGAAGAGCTCGATCGCCGTGTCCATGGTCACCTTGGCGCGGAGCTTCTTCGCCTTCTCCTTCAGGCTGGTTGGCTCGACCATGGAGGCCGTGGCGCGCGCGACCGAGCCTTGGGCACGCCAGCGCGTCGTGAGCTCGCGCACGCGCTCGATGGCCGCCTTGACCTCGGGGCGTGGTCCGATGAACTCGGCCTCGAACCAGGCATGGAGCTTCGGCGCCCGTGCCAGCGCGCTCGCGGGCTCGGTCGTGTAGAGCCGGATGAACTCGGCGAAGCCCTCGGTCTTGTAGCCGCCCGCAGGCTTCGTGGGCCCGTAGAGTGCCTTCCCGAGTGCTACGAGCTCCTTCTGGATCTCAGGCGAGACGAGAGGCTTCTTCCAGTTGCCGCCCTTCTTGAAACCGAGGATGTGCTTCTCGATCGCGTGGCCCACCTCGTGAGTGGCGGTCGCGACGTTGTTGGCCGTCCTCACCCGGATGACCTCGGGCCCGACCTTGAAGACGCCGCGCGCGCCACGCATCCCGAGGCGCCCCCAGCGGATTGGGGTCTTCCCGCCCGTGGCCTCGACCACCTTCGAGAGGGCTTCGATGATGTCGGGCTGGCTGACGAGCTTCCCTGGCTTGGGTGGCGGCTGGAGCGCGCCGTAGAGCCTGCCACCGATCGGGGTGCCGAGGTTGGCACCACCACCCAGGATCGGATCCGCGGGGTAGCCAGCCTGCATCTGGGTCGGGAGCTCGCCGGGGTCGAGTGACACGCTCCCGTCGGTGGGCTCGTCCTCGATGTCGGGGTCCTCCTGGACGATCCCGGCATCCTCGGCGGGCGTCGGGTAGCGCGTCTCGAGCTCCTTCTTGCGCTCGGCGATGAGCCGTCCGACCTCGAGCGGAGACGTGCCCAGGAACGGCGCGATCGGGTTATCGCTGAGCGAGATCGGCATCACGAGCGCGACGGCTTCCTTGCCCTTCTTGAAGACGGCAGGGCGGTTCCCTCCATCGGGGAGCCAGACCGAATCAGCCTTGGTTGCCTTCAGGACGAGCGCGACATAGTCGGCATTCAGGAAGACGGGCGGCGCGGTGCGCTTGCCGAGCGAGGCCCCTGGCGCGATGTCGATCGGCGTCGGGTACACGACCACGAAGGGCGTGTCCTCCGTGCCCTCGCGCGCAGGCAGCATGTCGCCGAAGGTGCCTAATTCGGTCGCACCCTCGAGGCCGGCCTTCCAGACTTGATCCATGCCGGCCACCGAGACGCCTTCACCGATTCCCTGGAAGGCCTCGGAGCGCCGAGCGAGCACGGCCTTCTCGGTCTTGTTCGCATCCACAGCGGCGGAGCGAATGAGCACGCGCCCGTTCGTGTAGTACCCGCTGTCGCGTGCGGCCTTGTCGCCCTCCCAGACCGAGATCTTGACCGGGTTCTTTTGGTCCGCTCGCCAGTGTGCCCATGGGATCCGCTTCTCGAGCCGCTCGATCGGAGCGAAGGCGTCGGCCTTCTCCTTCTCGAGCTTGGCGGTCTTGTGCTTCTCGGCCGCGGCGCGGTACTGGGCAGCGTAGCGGCGCCTCTCGTCCAAGGTCGCGTTGCTTGGGACGTGTCCGGGGGCGCCGTCCATTCCGTAGGTGAGCGGCGAGCCCTTCGAGGCCTCCTCGCGCGCCTTCTTGGCGGCCTCGAGCTCGGCATTGACGCTGCGCGCCTCGGCCTGCTTGACGCCATAGCCAAGGATCTGGTCCACGGCCGATTGGATGCTGCCTCGAGCAGCGGCCTCGTTGACCATGTCCTGGCCAAGGCCACCTCCTCGGTAGAAGCGGAAGGCCTCGCCCACCAGCCAGTCGAGCGAACCGATGCCTTCCTTCGGGAGCTCGCGCTTCCCAACGGCTTCCTCCACGAGCTCGCGGAACGAGTCCATGGCGGCGCTGGCACGCGCCTGAGCCTCGGGCGCTGCTTCCGCCGAGAAGTCCACCATGCGCACCAGCGCCTGGGGCAGGCTCGGCGGGTGCATCCCCATGGCGGGCGTGTGCTTGAGCTGCTTCGCGAAGGTGCGCTCGTTGACGCTCGCGTAGTAGCGCTCGCGCGCTCGCCGGCCCTGCTCGATCGCTCGGCGCGCATCAGCCGCGTCCTTCTCGAGCGAGCGGATCGCGTTCTGGGTCTCACCGACGCTCGAGGCCGAGCGCTGGCGGCGCTTCTTCTTCTTCAGGAGCTCGATGTTGTGCTCGATCGCCTTCAGGCGCTGCTCGTCGGCCTCGGTGCCAGCGGGCTTCTCGACTTCCGGAGTGAGCACCTGGAACTCGGCGACCATGGCGCGAGCGCGCTCAGCGGCAGTGCCCTTCTTCGGGGCGGCCTCAGTAGCTGGGGCCTTTGCCTCGAACTCCAGCACTTGGTCCTCGCCGAAGACATCCCGCATCGTCTTGGTCGAGTCGTCCTCGGCCAGACGGACGATCACGCCGTCGTAGCCGCGCGACTCGAGCAACCGGCGCAAGTCCTTGATCTCTGCCGAGACCTTGGCCACATCGCCGCCGAATGGGTTAGGGAATGGCCATCCAGCCGCCTTCGTGAGAGCGCGCCATTGCGCGTCATCGTCGATCACGAGTGGGTTCCCGAGCGCCGCCTCGTGCTCGGTCACGTTGGGGCCGAAGTGCTTTGCGTGCTCTAGATCAGGCGTCGTGTAGCGCCCGGGTCCGAGGATCGCCTCCTGGGGGACGAACTCCGAGTAGGGTGAGGTTTCCCTCCCCTGGCCTCGCATCAGAGTGGCCTTGAAGGGTTTGCCCGTCTCCGCCTTGCGGATCGCGTCACGAGCCGTGGCACCCTTTGGCTTGGCTGCCGCCTTGGCTGGCTTGGTCTCGGCCTTGGCCTTCGACTTGACGACCCGCGCCGGCACATCCTCGAAGCCGAGCTTCTCGGCCGCAGCGATCCTGTGGTGGCCCTGGATGACGTGCAGCTTTCCGTCCTTGTCCTCGAAGAGCGTCACGGGCGGGAGCTTCGAGGTCCCGTCGGTCATGGCCGCCATCAGCTTCTCGACGCGCTCTTCGTCGATGCCGGAGCGGAAGCGCTCGGCCTGCTTGCGCACGACGCTTGCGATCGGGACAGGCTCGACCGGCCCAAGCTCTGAGCCTGGCGGGATCAGGGCGTGAGCCTCGGGCTCCACGTCCTCGGTGTGCTCGTAGACGAGGGGCTTCTCCTCTTCCTTCGCATTGGGCGCCTCCTGCGCTCCGCGCCGCTCGGCGCCCTCGAAGGCAGCGCGGCCCTTGGCGGAGTCGAAGGCCTGGAGTAGCGTCTCGGCGTGCTTGATCGTCGCCGCGGTGAGCGCCATTCCAGCCTGCTCGCGCTCCGAAGGCTCCACCGGGATCCGGCCCTCCTCCGTGAGCCTCATCTCGGCGCCGCGCTCCTCGGCCTGGACGAGCTCCTCGAGGGCCGCGTCGATGTCGGTCTGTTGCCCGGCTTCCTTGCGCTGCCTCAGGACGGCCTTCGCTTCTTCGAGCGCCCCGAGCACGTCATCCTCGCCGCCCTGCTCGGAGCGACGGATCTCGCCGACGACCTTGCGCAGCGCTTCGACCGAGTCGCTCAGCCGAGCCCGACGCTGCGCGCCAGCCACCGGCGGTGGAGTAGCTTCGCCTGGTGGTGCTTCCGGCACAGCGGGAGCGCCCCCTTCGGCTGCCCCTTGTGCAGGAACAGGTGCCCGTGCGCCTTCACCAGATCGAGGTGCTGCTCCAGCTCCGCCTCCTTCAGGTGAAACGCCAACACCTTCGGAGCCTTGCACACCAGGCACGGGCCCCAGGTCCGCCCCGACCGGCGCAACCTCGACAGAAGGTGCTGGCGCACCCTCAGGAGCTCCCGGCGTTCCGGCTTCAGCTTCTGCAGGCGCTCCCTCTGGTACGCCCGCAGGCAGTTCCGGCAGTAGGGCGCCCGCAGCACCTTCGGCTCCAGGCTGCACCTCGGGCAGATCGGATTCTTCCTCACCCTCGGCGAGCGTACCCGCCTTGCCCTTCTTCGTGGTGAGCGAGTGCGCGGAAGCTGTCGCGAGCGCGGAGAGGATCACTCCGGCGAAGAGCCCGCCCGTGCCGTTCTCGATCACACCCTCTAGGAGCTCGCGGTCCTCGTCATACTTCAGGATGTGGCTCGCGATGATGTTCGAGGCCATCGTCGAGCCCGACTCCTGGAGGAACTCCTCGCCACCCTCGACGAGCGCGTGGATGAGGGCTTCCTTCAGGCCCCCACCGCTCGCCTTGTCCGCGCGGTCCAGGATGCGCGAGAGCGGGATCGCCTCGGAGAGGCCGACGGCCCCACCGAGGAGGTAGGCCTTCCACTGGTCGGACTCGCTCGCGCCCGAGAGGCGCGCGTCCTCGTACTGCGCTGCAGACTGCACCGCCGCACCGAGCGACATGGTCGAGAGCGCCGTCGGGACACCAGCCGCCTTCAGCCAGGCGCCAGGGAGTGCGAAGCCCATGGCCGAGCCCAGGGCCTCGGGCCCGGTCGAGAGCAGGAAGGAGTCCCGCAGGCGCTCGACCTCGGGCATGGCCTGGTGAGCGACGTCCCGCACGGTCGCGGCGAAGTCGAGTGCCTGTTGCCCGACGTCCTCCGCCCCGAGGAGCTTGGTGGCGATCCCAGCGCTCTCGACAACACCGAGGCCTGTCTCGAGCGTGCCCCGCGCGAGCTTCGAGGAGACCTGCTGGGCGATCTCGAGCGGCTTGGCTGTCTGGACGGCCTGCAGGCGCTCCAGGACGCTCCCGCCCTCCTGCGGCTCCTCCGGGTCCTCGACAGCAGCGGCGCCCCCCTGCGCAGCCTGGAGGCGCTCCAGGACGCTACGGGAAGGTGCCTGCTTCGGCATTGCTCATCCGCCCCATCGGCTTCTCGGCCTGAGCCACGAGCTCCTTGATGACCTCCTCGGGCAGGCTCTCGAGGTCGATCTTCAGGCGGCTGGCGAGCTTGGCGAGGTCGTCCCCGGAGGCCATCGCCTTCCGGATGGCGCTCACGGCACGCTTCTGCTCGCCAGCCGGGACGGCCTTCCAGGAGCGGCCTCCACCGCCGGTGGTGGCCTTCTTGGTGTCGGCCTTGGCGGCAGGCGCGGCAGGCGCCTTCCCCTTGGGCGGAGCGGCCCCAGGCTTCCCGCCAGCGGCCACCCTGCCCTTCTCGGCTGCCTTCTGGGCGACACCGCGGACCACCTCGCCCTGACTCGGCTTCTTACCGCGCTGCTCGAACTGGGTCGAGTACCCGATCGGCTTCGTGAGGGCCTGGAGCGGCGCGAAGCTCTGCCTGGGCTCGGGCGGCGTCAGGAGGTCGATGTACTTCTGCAGGTTCTCGGGCGTGGGATCTTCACCCGTGGACATCACGAGCCGCATGGCCTCCTTGCGGACGTCGTAGGCGTTGGGCTGCGAGGCGCGTGCGGTCTTCCTGCCATTCTCGGCCTCGAAGATCCGATCGGTCAGGTCATCGAAGTCGAGTTCGCGCGTGCCCCACATGGCGCGCACGGTCTCGAGCTTCTGAGCCGCATCGCGGTTTCCGGACGCGACGGCCTTCGACAGGCGGTCGCCGATGACCGCGTCCCCGCGCTGGATCTCGAGGCGCCGCTCGTTCTCCTTCCGGACCACCTCGAGGATCTGGCCCTCCATCTCGGCCGCCTTCAGGGGATCGACCTGGTCGGAATCGAGCAGGGTCATGAGCTGTTCGACCCTTCCAGCGATCGCCTCGTTGGGCTCGGTCTCGTCCAGGAAGTTGAAGCCGCCTCGCGTGAAGCGGTCCTGCACTCCCTCGGCGACCTTCTTGCGCGCCCGGCCGAGCGCGCGCGTCTTCAGGAACTCCCGCTGCTCGTCGAGGTACTGCTCACGGTTCCCTGGGCTCATCCTTCCCGCGATCGACTTGATGATCGCGAAGCGGTCGTGCACCTGCTGCTCTTGCGCCGAGTAGGGGCCCTGCATCCCCGGCTCGAGTGCACCCGGGGCTTCGGCGGCCTGCTCCTGTTCCATCTGGCCGAGCATCTCCGTGCCGGCCTCACGGCTCGCCTCGAGGTCCTCTTGCGTCTGCGCCATCGCGCGCGCCTTGTCCTCGCGGTAGAGCTTGTCGCGCTTGTAGCGCTCCTGGGCTTCACCGAGCTCGAGGCCGATCCGGCCCCATTTTCCTTCGATGTAGGGCATGGCCTACTGGCGCTCGAGGGAACCCCCAAAGGCCGATCCGAGCTCGCCACCCGCCGCGCCGCCCGCCGGGCCTCCATACGCCGCGCCAAGGGCGGCTCCCGCGGCACCATAGATCCCGCTCAACATGCCGCCCTGGGGCTTGCGGACTGTCCCCGCGAGCATCCGGATGAGCTCGCTCTCCTGCTCGGAGCGACCCTGCTGGAAGGCCGCCAGGCGGTTCTCGCCCTCAGCCATGGCGCCTCCGCGGCCGATCGCGAGCTCCGAGAAGAGCCCCGAGAATCCGGCGTCGATGCCCTCGAGGTCGCGCGTGAGCGAGCTCGCAAGGCCCATGCGGGCGTTGTCGAGCGCGGTCGTGCCGAACTTGCCACCCGCGCCCATCCTGGCGGTGAGGGTGCCCTCGAGCTCCTTGGAGCGCGTGATCGCGTCCCGCCTGGCCCCCCGGCTGATGTCGCTCGCCTTGGAGATCGCCTGGTCGTAGCCGCCCACCTGAGCCGCCTGGCCGCGCTGCAAGGCCGCGATCGAGGCGTCACCGAAAAGCCTGTCGCTCTCCCGCTCCTGGCCGATGAAGCGGCGTTGCTCATGGCGGAAGCGCTTGGTGCCCTCGCCCCGCAGTGTGTCGAGAATGCCGCCCATGGGTCAGGTCCTCACTGTGTTGGTGGCCGTGTCCAGGATGGCATTGAGCTTGGCCGCAAGCGAGGCCAAGGCGTCGCGCAGGGGCGGGAGCACGTTTGCGACCAGGTCCTCCCGGAGGTCGTCCGCCGTGGCTGGAGCGTCAACCGGGTCCGGGATCGCAGCCAGGGTGTCGCTGGCCGTGCCCGCGCTGTTGTCGGTGAGCTCGGCCAGCTCGCTGAACGCAATCGAGACGCCCCTGCCGGCGTCGAAGGTCAGCCCTCCGCCGAGAAAGACCTCGAGCTTCCCGTCCGTCCCGATGCGCAGCCCACGGCCTGGCTCCGTCCCTGCGGCGCCCGTGGCCGCGCCAGCCGTCAGCGTCAGCCGTCCGTCCGTGTTGATCTCGAAGAAGGCGGGGTCGAAGGCGTTGTCGGTCAGCCGGCTTCCCTCCCGACGATGGTCACGAGGGTCGCCCTGCCCCTCGCTCATGAAGTTCGAGTGGCGCGCGGAGCCTCGCAGGTTCGCCCGTCGTCGCTCAGCGCGGCTCATGGCGTGTTCCTGACCCGCTTCTGGCCCGCAGGATGGGCGCGCATGTGCACGGACTCGATGGCAGAGCGTTGACCCGCGACCGAGTTCCGGATCCGGACGAAGCAGTGCGAGCCGCGCATCTTGGCACGCTTCAAAGGGTTCCGGCCCGGGTGCAGGATCCCGCTCGCACGCGGCGAGCCGAGGATGGCGGGATCATCGGTCGCGTAGAGCTGGTAGATGGCCCCGTCCTGGTCGCTCGCGAGCACGACGCGCGGACCCACGAAGCGCATCTCGCGTGCGGCTTCTGAACCAGCCAGCGGCCCGGCCAGGACGCTGAAGTCGATCGCGGTCCCGTCGTCGTCGTTGGCGTCCACGTCCCACTTCCTGATCCGCCCGTCGCGCCCACCGAGGAGGACGAGCCTGTCATCGGGGTCGTCCCCGTCGACCACGTAGATCGCGGTGGGCTCGATGTCGGGCTCGGTCTCGGTGCCGAAAGTGTCGGGCCAGGGTGCTGCCCGCTTCTTGTCCCAGAACCAATGCTCGACCGGGTCGCCCGGCGTCCCGAACGGGAAGCGCATGATGTGGACGCCCTTGTCGCGGTCGTTCCAGGCGAGGCGTACGTAGTGGGTCTCGAAGTTGATCCGGGAGAGGCGCTCGTCGATGTTGCGCTCGGAGACCCGGATGGGCCTCCCGCCAGGCGCGATCGCGAAGAGCCCGCCCCGGCTCCCGATGAACCACACGTTCCCCTCGGGGTCCTTGCACCAGGGCCGGCCGAAGGCGATCCCGGTGACCTCCGAGACGATGTCGAACTGCCCGCCATCGCCCGGGTCCCCGGAGAGCATGAAGATCGAGTGGTCGCACCCAAAGAGCAGGAAGTCGTCCGAGAGCGGGATCAGCGTGTTGATGATGTCCGGGCACATGCCAGGCCCGGCCGAGTTCTCGCCCGCGATGGCTGAAGCAGGATCGCGCGAGGGCGGGAAGTTGTTGTAGTCGGTGGGCTCAGCCACGCGCGAAGCAGCCCAGTCGAAGGCGCCCCCGATCAGGCCAGGCGCGCGCGCCCAGAAGAGCCGGCCGCGCCAGAGCTCGACCAGCTTGGCCCCATGCGGAACGCCCCCGGGGGTCGTGCTCTCGAGGGGAGCGACCGTGTCCTCGCGTGGGTCGAAGACCTGGATCTTCGAGACCCCATCGGTGATGTAGACCTTCTCGAAGGCTGGCACCGACTGGACGTAGAAGGGCGTCGTGGAGAGCGCGCCCGCGGCGCCAGAGGGCGTGGCGTAGGAGGCGCCTCCGACCGCGAAGGTCTTGATGAGCCCGCCCGCGGAGATCCCGAGGTGGA